TTTCTCCACAAAAAGAAATTCACTTGTCATAATTTAAATACTCAATTGCTCGTTTAATTCTTTCAATATCATCCTGGAATACACCTAGACCCCTGTTACAATTGTGGCATAAGTGCCCTCTAAATTTTTTATTCTGATGATCATGATCTATAACCCATATACTAGCATTTCCACCAGTACCTTTCAACTGTTCTTCAGATTTTAAACATATTGGACAAGAATATCCACTTGGAGGATTTCCATATTTTTCTCTAAGGAGTTTTCTTTCTTTACTTAATTTGTATCCACATTTCCTACATTCTGGTCTCAAATATTTTCCACCACTGGAAGGAGAAAAACAAGAGTTATCCAAAAGTTGATTGCATTTACTACAAACTTTCATACCCAATCAGGTTTTCGTTCTGGCATACGAAGATAATTAGATGCAACCCAAGGTTTGGATGCGATATACATCTTGTAAGCAGTAAAAGTGTCAATGCTTGTGTCAAGTTTATACTCATTTGGCATAGCACGAACAAAGTTTTCTACCTTATTAATTTTACCACGAGGGAACAAATAAAAGGCATCTACGAGTGTCTTGTAACAAGAATGAATCTTACCATAACGTAGAGTGTATTCATCACATAAGTTAAGACCGTGCTTAATCAACCAGTAGGCATTATGAACAGACTCTGCTGCCCATTTGGTGCAGGGGTGATTGCGGAAAGCACCCTTCTCAGTGCTGTAAGGAGTATTGTCTGCCTTGAGAAGGGGTCCATAGTTGTGATACCACTTAGAGGCAACGATAGAGAGCATCTGACAGCACTCTAGGGGCATCTTGACAACGTGCTTGTCAGGAAGGCAGAGAGCACTTTCAGCGGGATATTCACTTGTTACGAAGATGTTCATCCGAAGGTTGAATCAGGTTCCAGTGCAATATAGTATTTTACATCATGATTCTTACTCTCAAAGCGAGAAAGAAGTTTTTGTGAAATGACAACCTCATAAGTTCCAGACAGAATCTTGATATTTTCAACCTTGAAGTTGAAGGTAAAGACAGAATCAGTTTCACCAACAACGATGGAGAAATCGTTAGAAGTGTCGTTCTTCTTATCACGTACAACCAATTTTACCACACCTGCCTCACCAACGGCAGAAAGGTCAGGCAGTTGATAAACTGCTGCTGCCTTGAGAAGTTTGTCCAACTGCTCTGTGCTCAATTCAAAGCAGACATCCTCGCTAGGAAGAGCAATTTCTTTGTCAGGTGGCGTAACGATTACACTGGGGTCTGCAAAGAAATACTTGGAACGCATCTTACCTTCACGGATAACCACATATCCACCATTCTCAAAATCAAGTTCAGGACTTTGGTGAAGACCCAGACCATTCAAAAATTGATTTAGGTCATAGATGCCAAAATCTTTCGGAAGTTCTTCAGTAATTGTTGCTTCAGCAAGAATATTCTTCATTACAGAAATAGTACGAAGAGAATTCCCTTCCTTGAAAAAGATGGATTGATTAATAGAAGAAAAGTTCTTCAGGACAGAAAGAGTTTTATCAGAGAGTTTCATAATCACTTATTTTCAACAAGGTTAAGGTGGTTAATCAAAAGGATAGTATAGTGCAGAACTTTAAACAAATCAGCACGAGGAGTGCCTTTCGTATCGTAACGATCTGTATACTTGGTAATATTACCAGCACAGAATCCTTCACGACGATTATGTTTGATTTTATCAAGAGTTTGCTCTTTACCACCTCCAGTACGATCAACATAATGTTGTCGATAAGTACTAGCAATATATTCTTCAAGTTGCTTTAGAATTTTATCTTCGTTATATTTCCAAAAACCATTTTTGTTTGTATCTTCAGTCATTTTAGAATTAAATGTAATAGTATCTGGTGCAGAATAAGGATTTCCAGTCAGACTGATTCCATCATAATTCCAGAAATCCTGTGCTCCCGAAAATGAAATAGTATCAGTTTCAGATTCACCAGTAATCATAGTATCTCCAAATGTTTTGGGAATGGAACTTTCATAAGTGCTCTCAAAGTTTTCAGACATTTTATTTCATAGTAAAGGACAAAAAGAGGAGGCACATTGACCTCCTTATATTCTATCAGTTTGCTTGCCGTTCGTCAACGTATTCTACAGTCAGTTCAGGTTGAGACGGCATCACAAAGTCAACATCAACTTTATCATACAGTTCCAAGAATGCTTGCTTGGTTTCATCATCAAAGCGATTCACACAAACTTGAATTGCCTTTGCTTTATCGCCAAAGATGCTGTATGCGCGAATAATGTGAACCAAGCGGCGGGTGCTGATGATTTCCTCAATACCACCATCGTAGAAGGTCTTGCGGATGATATCGCCCCAATCAACTAGACGCTTGCAGAAGTCACGATCCTCCACTCCAAGATCCAGAGCAATGCCCTCAAGAATCTTCTGCTCCACAGAAGGGGCAGGATAGGACTGCTCAAAGGTCACGGGAAAACGCTCCAGAAACGCCTCGTTGAGCACGTTGGTGCCGATAAAGCGACCGTCATCAGAACCCTTGCCCTTGGTGTTTGCGGTGGCAATCACGTTGAATCCAGCGGCAGGTTTGACGAACTTACCAATCTTCTTCAGAAAGACACCTTTGCCTTCCAGAACAGATTGAAGGCACAGAATCTTATTAGAAGCAAGATCAATCTCATCCAACAGCAGCACAGCACCACGCTCCAGTGCTTCAATCACAGGACCATTGTGCCAGGCAGTTTCACCATTCACAAGGCGGAAACCACCGATCAGATCGTCTTCATCAGTCTCAATCGTGATGTTAACGCGAATCAGTTCACGCTTAAGTTGAGCACACGCTTGCTCCACACTGAACGTTTTACCATTACCCGAAAGACCCGTAATGAACGTAGGATAAAAGAGACGGGACTGAATAATGCGTTTAATATCGTTAAAGTTACCAAACTTGACGAAGGTATCATCTTTATCAGGAATAAGATTTTGAGTTGCTGTGGGAAGAACGGCAGGAGAATTAAAGTTACGCTCAATCTCCTGAACTTTTTCCAGAGTCACTTCCATATTCCAACGACCACGCCCAACTTTAAAGTTTTCCAGTCGTTTAGTGACAGTAGGATAAGAAATATTTTTAGAAGCACAGTAACCACGAACGTCAGCAGCAGTAAACTCTTTTCCGAAGGTATTCTTTAGATCGGTCAGAATTTGATCGTCGGTCATCTGAATGCGAGTCATGAAGTGGGTTTGTTTGAACTGAAGTCATTATAGAACGAAAAAGGGGTCCAAAGGACCCCCTGTGGTCAGTTTGCCAACTGGTTGCGAAGTGTCTCCAGATACTCCTTGCTACCGATATGACCTTTATAACCAGGATAGTATTTCTCAACAAGTGCAGGAATGCCAATAGCAGTAATTACACTGCTACAAGCAATCCACACTTCTTTAGTATCGTATTTGACAACGTGTTCAAAAGGAAATTTTTGTTTCATGCTACCAAAGAAATGAATTCACCAAGAACTTTTTTATTTAGTTTTTTGGTTTTAAGAGACTTCACAAAAGCAGATTTAATTTGTGCTTTAGTTGCACATTCAGCAACCTCAAACTCAGCATCCTGAGACAAAGCACTGGATGAAAGTCCAAAGTATGCATCATATCCAGAATTTGTGATGGTGAAACTCTTCAGTTTCTTCCAATCATTTTGAATTTTCTCATACTGTTTATCAAGTTGAGAATAATAGAGACTAATAAATCGGTTAGCATGTCCATTGGACAGAACACGAATACCGATAAAATTCACAGAAGGAAACTTATCTTTCAGGTTATTAAGAAGAACATCAGTAAATTGGTGATACCCATAATCAATCTTATAGGTAGTTCCAAGTTTACGATCCCTCAGGAAAGTTTTATTTGGATTGATACTACGAACTCCCATATATGGATCAGATTCCCAATTACGCTTCACTTCTTTGTGATAAGCAAGATGATTTGCTTCACCATCAGTAAGTACAATACACTGAACCTTTTGAAGTTTATTTTCATGTTGAAACTTAGGAAGAATTTGATGAAGACTAATCAGTGCTTCATTCAAAGGAGTTCCAGAAAGGCAAAGACGATTGGGATAAGTATAGGAACAACGATACGTATCACTAAAACACATGGCAAGACGCCAAATGTTCAGCATTTGCTTTTCAAGTTGATTTCCAGAAACTTTACTGGTAATAAGATTCATCAGAGAAAATGTCTCATCAATACAGAGAGCACCTTCTTTCTTTTCATAATGAGGAGTGCGATCAGAAGAAAGATACTTTCCAGTTGCATAATCATACTCACCACGGCGCCATTCATTAGTGAAAGCATAAACCTCAAAGGGAATAGAAACTTTCTTACAGAACCACACAAGATTGAAGAGTTGCTTACAAGTATCAAGAAGAACGTGTTGCATTGACCCACTCCAATCCAAAATGAAGATCAGACCGTGATTTTTTCCATCAGGAATTACAGTCACTTTCTTGAACAAGTCTTCAGTATATTTGTAAGAATGAAGGCGAGCAGTATCAAGAACACCAGTGCGAGAAGTAGAAGCACGGGCATAAGAATCTGCTGCCTTACGGCACTCAAATTCCTTTACAAGATAATTCACTTCCTTTTGGGCAGAAAGTTTGAACTTCTTAAACTCTTCATCTGCAGATTTAAAGATATTAACAGATTCCAACCGACCATTCTCTTTGCCATAATTATCATGCTGCTCTTGCTGATGCTTAAAGGAAGAATCAATTTCTTTATGAATATCAAAGTTTTTGCCGATGACAGTATCAAGATTTACTTGAGGAACTTCAATATAAACATTTTCGGAACCACTATCGTTCACCAAATCACGAATCTTATCTTCCAAAGATTCGGCAGTGCGAACTTCAGGTTCTTCTTCATCACCTGAAGAAGTGTTGAGAGTTTGTTCACCCTGAGCAGATCCAGTTTCATTAGTTTGTTCTGGTTGCGAAGAATCAGATTTGCCTTCCTCTTCACTTTCCGATTGCTTTTCTTCAGTAATATCACTTGCTTGAGATTGGGAATTACCTTGAGTTTCGTGAGAGTCCCAATCTGCAACCTTTTGCTGCTGTTCCTTTTCCTTTTTACAATACTTATAAAGTTCCTCTGCAGCAATCAAAGCATCAGCAAAAGTTTCTGTTGCGGCAATCAAATCAACAATTTCTTTCTCTTCAGGAGTAAAGTCCAGAGTTACAAAGTTACCAACTTTAAAATATAGATTTACGCGATCAGCAAGATTGAAGGAAGAAATATCTTCATCTTCCAACTGAAAGAAATCTTGCTCATTCAGTTCTTTATAACCATTAAAGAAAGTTTTAGCAAGTCCAGCATACTTGCGTTTCATCAGTTTCTCAACGCGAGCATCTTCCACAACATTAATAAACTGTTGGGGAACTTTACAAGTCTTGCTCCAATCCTCATCAGGAGTGAAGATGCTATGCCCGCATTCGTGAGCGACAAGCAAATCATACACAAGACCACTTGCTTTCTCCCACAGAGGCAGAGTCAGAACGCGAGTGTGAACATTAAAGCAAGCAGTAGAAACCTTCTTGTGCTCCACCACAAGGTCTTCAGTAGCAAGCAGTTTCGCAAGTTGAGACTTAATTTCGTGTGAGACAGGCATCTGATTTGTTTCGTATGAAACCATTATACAAAAAAAGAGGGTGGTAAAACCCTCTTTTGTGCCAGTTTGGAAAGTGGTTTGTTATGGTTTTGGGGGCATACCACCAGCACCTTTACGTCCAAAGGTCATTGCGTGTCCTGCTCTATCAGCGTGTTGTGCTGCTTTATCACCAAACTTTCTTTTGATTTGTCTTCTAAGATTATCAGTTTGTTTTACATTTTTTGGAGAATCTTGACCTTCAAACTCACCAGTATAACTTGTAGCATATGCTTTTGTAGCAGTCTTCTGTGAGATTTCTACAATATCTTCTCTCCACTCTTCACTCATATTCACCATAATTGCTTCTGCTGCTTCTTGAGTATCAGCATATCCTTCATCAAGTAAATGTGAGAGGATGATGTCGTAAATATCTACTTCTTCTGTATATGGACCACCAACATGTCTCATAGTTCCAAAAGCACTTTTAGCACCTTTTACCTTTTTAACTCCTCTTGTAGAACTTCTTTCTGCTCTACGATTTGAAGTTTGTTGTCCTGCTGGTTCTCCAGGAAGAGCATATTTTTTATTTCTTTTTCTAATTTTTTGGAGAGGTGTTAAACCTTCGTCTTCTCTTGCTTCATCAAGTTGCTGGTTTTCAACAACTTCCATATATGCTTCTTGAAGATTGCGAATGTCTTTAGCGTCCATTTTTACAAATACTTTTTAGTTATTTATAAAAAAGAAGCGTCTCGTTGATTGAGACGCTTCTTGAGTGCTTGTCTTCGTGCTTTTGCTTGCCTCAGTGCTTGCGGTTTAAGTTTTCGTTTCTGTTCTTTCTTGGAATGATGGTATCGGTTTGGAACTTGCATGGTTCTTTGGTGGTTCAAGCAACTCTACTATCTATTAATTTATTAAACAAGTAGTCCAGTTTTTAAAGTGTCCCTTTGTTTCTTTTTAGATGAGATTGTCTCATCTTTTCTTTTGTTTCTTGAGAATGTTTTGTCCCTGCTCTATTATTTCCTCTTTTTTTCGCAGCAACTTTCATTTTTTCTATTGTTTCAGGGCTCATTTTTTTACCTTTACCACCCTCTCCTATTTTTCTTTTATGTTCCTCAGAAAGTTTTCTACCAAGCATAGACATTCTGTGTTTTTCTATCTGCTCAGGAGTTCTTTTTCTTCCCATTAGAGATTTACTTATCTTATCACAAGTTTCTTTAGATGCTTTCCATCCACTTTTTCCATCACCGCCATCAGTAAGATTTCTCAAAATACCAGTATTATTATCCTTTCTTCCAAATATTGAAATTAAATATATTTCGTGTTTGATTGCTTCATCTTCACTAATATTATTTTTCAATATAAGTATTCTTTCTTCCGGTGGAATAGGAACATAATGTCCAGGATGCAAATGTCTTTGAGTTTTGCATTTACCCTTTCCAATATAATATGGAGTTTTATCCTCTCTCAAGTAAGCATAAGTATAGTAATTTTCCATTATTACACTTTCAAATTACTATACTTATTTATACAATATTACTATTGCTCTATTCTACTAAATCCCTTTACCTTAGAGAATTTTATAACGCTTTCAAATCTGTCCTCTAGTCCAGTTTTGTGAGAGATAACAAAAATATTTGCATCCTTAATCACATAACGAATAATCTTAAGGAATTCTTCGGTTCCAAATCCATCAAGCGAACTATCAAACACCTCATCCATAATCAAGAGATTTGTGTTGACTGAGTTCTTCATTCTAGCAACTTCTCTCCAGGTGAAAAGAAGTGCTAAATCAATTCTCATTTTTTCACCTTCACTAAAAGAAGCATAAGAAAAATCTTCATGAATAGGTGACTGGACGGTTTCGTTAAATTCCTCATCAAGTGTGAAGTTAATGTAGAAATCCATCATCTGAAGATAACGGTTTACTTGCTGATTTATCAGCGGTAAGTACTTCTTAATGATTTTGGATTTTACTCCACCGTCTTTAAGTAAACTATACGAAAAATCGTAATAGTTAATTGAGTCTTTTTTAGAAGCGAGGTCGTCGTATGTAGTTTTTAAGTTGTCTTTGAAGGATTCTAACTTTTCATGTTCAGAATTTCTGTTTGCAAGGTTCTCGGTAAGAGTTTGAATTTCAGATTCAAGATTTCTGACCTGTCTGCGACACCCATTAATCTTGATATTGTTTTGAGAAATGCCATTCGTTAGTTTTGAAATCTCCTTCGTTAGAGTATTGAATTGACGCTCTCGCTCCTCTTCCTCTTTAATTGCCTCCTCTAGTTCTTTATAACCAGATTGCAACTCCTTTGCTTTATTTTGAGCGTCTGTAACTCTATTTATTCTAAACTCTTCATCAATCGGTTGTGTGCAGGTGGGGCATACCATATTCTCAGTGAAAAACTTGTGCTCTTTAGTAATAGCAGATACTTTTTGAGAAATTTTTCCTTTAAGATTTCCCAGTTTACGAAGTTTTTCCGAATATCCAATGATAGAATCTTGCTCACGAATAAGTTCCCGAAGAGGTTCTTCTACAGACTCATTTTCCCGCAAATATTGTTCTATTTCGCTATCTAAATCGGAAATTTTCCGATTATTATTGTTTATATTTTCCTTTCCTCGATTTTCCAACTCCCCAATAAACTCTTCTTGCATCTTAAGTTTTTCGGCAAGAGATTGTTTCTTGAGATCTAGAATTTTAATTTCTTCTTTTGCCTGACGAATTTTCTCTTTAATGACAACATTCATAGAAGAGAAAATTTTAATATCAAGCAAGTCCTCAATTACTTCTCGACGATGTGCTACAGAAAGTTGCATAAAAGGAACAAAAGTACTTGAACCCAAGATAACAATTTGAGTGAAAGATTTATAGTTCATTTTAAGAACATTTTGCTCTAACCATTTTTGCTGATCCAAAGCAGCAGATGATTGGTCTAGTGCAACATCATTTCTCCAAATTTCAAAAAGTGCTGGTTTAATTCCTCTTACAACTTTCCATTCAATATTTCCAATACTAAACTCAACCTCAACTCTACAATCCTTCTCATTCACAGAATTAATAAGTTGTGGTTTATTAATTTTACGAAACGGTTTTCCAAATAAAGAAAAAGTCAAAGCATCTAGAACGGTACTCTTACCTGCTCCATTTGTTCCGATGATCAAATTGGTTTTGTTTTTTGTAAAGTCAACTTCCGTATATTGATTTCCGGTACTTAAGAAGTTTTTCCAACGAATTGTTTTAAATAAAATCATGATCTGAGTTTGGAGGAATTACAATGTCATCTGGAGTAATAATAGTATATTGATACCCGTGCATTTCGCATGTTTGTATCATTACATCGTCATCAATTTCAATTACATGCATTTCTGGAGAACCTTCTTCTTCTAACATCATAGCATATCTGACAGCATCATCTTCCTCCTGAAAGAGATATAAAATATGTTCTCCTTCATCATCAATTACAGAATATGCACCTTCAGTTTCTCTACCGCTGATTGTTAGAATAAACATTAAATTAATTCACATGCTTCTTGATATATTTCTTGCATCATCTTTTGAATAATAGATTTATCAAGACTAATTTCCGCCTCCTCAATATATCTATTCAAAATAGATATGGTATCTTCACTTTCAAATGCTTCAAATTCATCAGATTCCCGAATATTAAAATTTTCAATAATTTTGAGTTCTGCAATGTTTGACGTATAAAGTTTATCAATAAATTTTTCAAATTGTTTGGTATTCGATTTTTTACGAACAATAACTTTAACTATTTTATTCTCATACTCACGGACATCAAACGTTTGATAATTTGTATCTTCATAATAAATGTTATGAAACATCTTATAAGGATTGTCAATATAAGTATGTTCCAATGTTTCAGTATCAAAAATTACAAATCCACGAGTGTCATTTACATCCGTCCAAAACATCTGGTAAGGATTGCCGAGATAGAATACATTTCCATTATTAGAACGAGTGTGGTAATGACCAGAAAATACCCTAGAGAAGTCTTTAAAAATATTCGCTTCCAATCCATGTTCCATAATAATTTGACTATTTACACGAAACCCCTGAAGTTCAAGATGTCCCATTGCAACTTTTGCTTTGGTTTTTTTAATAATCTTAAGAGATTTCTCCTCGTTTTCCATACAAATCCACGGAAGAAGAAGAATATCAAGATTTTCAATTTTAATTTCAGTAGGAGAAGAATATGTTTTAATATTTGGATAATCCTTTAAAAGAAGTTGGGGAGAATTTGTATTATTAGTGTTCTTATAATAGCTATCATGATTTCCAACAATCATATGAACCTTATAGTTCTTAAGAGGTTCAAATACAACTCTCTTCGCCCACTCCAAACTCTGGTAATCAATTGATTTACGACTATCAAAGGCATCACCCATATGAATTACTGTATTAATCCCATACTGTTCCAGTGTTGGGAAAAATACATTCTTGTAGAAAAGTTCAAAATAATCATGAAAAAGTTTTGAACCTTTTCTAGCCCCATAATGAGTATCTGTAATAATTGCTACTTTCATTCAATACCGCAGTTTGCTGTGAATCCCGTCCTTGATGGAATTATAATCGGAATAATTCCCACCGTCAACCGTATTGTCGTCAGCAAATACTTCAGAATACCCAGAACGCTCAAGGATTTTGTTTTTAATTTCTAACTGACGCTTTTCTCTTTGAATTCTACGGAGGAAAGCATAGTGAATGATTTGTGTGAAGTATGCGAAAGGATTCTGTGACTTCTCTGGATTGAAATTGTGAATATACTGAACACAATTCTCAATACCGTCAGAAATCATATCCTCCTTGAACATATAGTTCACGAAGTTTGGTTTGAAGGAAAGGTGATTAGCAATCTTCAAGAAACACTCTCCAATGTAGCGAGGGATGGGAGGTTTTGGTTTGTTCTGTAAGACTGCAATCTCTTTATCTTCGCGATACTTAATAAGAGCTGCAAGAAACTCTTTGTTGTTGACGTAATGCTCTGACCTCTTTCTCTTGGTCATAACTGCTGTGGTTATCATTAGTTTTTGTCATTATTATGTAGAGATTATAACATTTTAACCAATAGTTGACAAGATATTCGAAACCTTGTACAATAACCTTTGTCGGGGTTGATAAGATTAGATTTAGCTATTTTTATAAAGCTTCTCTAATATTTCTTTAGCATCATTAACGTTAGCAATATATCCCATTTTACGATTAAGTTTTGATTCATTTGTGCCTTCTTTATTGGATTGTCTGACAAAAGATTGGTATATCATAATCATTTCAATATCTGAAGATTCTGACATTGTAATGACATCATCTAAATTTATAATGAACATATCTTCTTTGGTGGTTTTTAACCACGGTTCTATTTTATATCCAATCATTCCTGCCCTACCTTTAATTTCATTAATTGTGATTGGATTAGAAACAATTAATATTGTTTTATCTTCTTCTTCAGACGCTGCTACTTTAGCAAAGATTTCTTCGCCAGTTTTTAATTTAAGCGTACAGTAAAAATCTTCCTCTATCATTTTCTTTTAAGTTTTATTGTAATAATTTCATAATTAAAGTTTTCTTCGTTGTAAATTTTAATACGTTCTATGAGATGATTTAAAGTATAGTTTTTTCTTGAGTTGTATGTGCAATCGTCGGAGATGTCGTACAGGACTGCTTTGGTTTTATTTTTTCCCTTTCTGAGAACTCTTCCGATTGATTGAAGGTTTCTGATTCTTGATTTGCTAGGGGAAGCAAAGATAACATTATGTAAATTTCTAATGTTGATACCAGTAGAAAAAGTGCCGTAAGAAGCAACGATGATTGCATTATTTTCTCTCTCTGTGATTTCTCTAACTAATTCTCTTTCTTCAGTATCTACACCACCGTGAATAAAAAATACTTTACGATCACCGTGCTTAATATTATTTATCTTTTCATAAAGAACTGCTCCATGTGCTTCAACCCTAGAAAATAAAACAAGAGTATTTCCCTTTAAATCTAAAGAAAGATTTGTAATAAACTTATTTCTTTGTTCATGGGTAATTAGATATTGAATCTCATCTTCATAAGTTTCAAACTTTTGTGGAGAATGCTTGAGAACAAGGCAACGGATATCTAATTGGGAAATATGACCTTGTTGCATTAACTCATAAGTTCTTGTAACTTTATACGATGGACCAAACAATCCTTCAAGAACCCATTTGTGGGTTTGAGTTCCATCTAAAGTTCCTGTAAATCCAAAACGATATTTTGCATGATGAAGTTTAGTCATAATCTCAATTAGAGATTTACTCTTGAAGAGATGTGCTTCATCACCTATAATCACACTATAATCTTCAAAGAAAGAACGTTCTAATTTATAGATAGATTGCCAAGTAGTAATAGTTACTGGATGTTCGTTTGTTTTTTCTCTTCCAGAATAAATCTTGTGACAATATGACTCAGCATCCCAACCATAATCTTCAAAATCCTTGTACATCTGCTCTACCAAAGATGTCGTTGGAACAACTAAAAGAATTTTTTGTCCTTTATCTACATAATACCTTACAAGGGAATAAATCATTAAGGATTTACCTGAGGCTGTGGGTGATATCAATAATTTTCTATTATGTCTTAGAGCATCGTATACTCCATCTACTTGATATTCCCGTGGAGAATGGGCGCAAATAGATTTCATATAATCTTTGACACCTTCATACGAAATACCTTCATTAACCTCAAAAGGTAATCCATAGAATTTATTTTCTTTAAACTCATATGTATAGTTGTGGAGGGTTAGTTTGTCGATAATCTTATCTAACAAACCGGCATAAATTTCTCCAGTATGAGTACTTAACAGTCGAATCTTGCCGTCCCAGTGTCTGCTTCTATACTGGGACATAAATTTTGCAGATTCTACTTCAAAAGTGAAATATGGTTGGAGTTCATATAAAATATGAGATTCGCAATGAAGTTTGATATAAACTTCATTTTTCTTTTCGATGATTACATCACTCATAACATTAATATTGCTATGAGTATTTATTTACCCCAATCCAGACTGAAAACGAATGAACTCGATTGCATTTTTGATTTGATAAGTTCTATTTTGAATCATTTTTAAAATACTTTCAATATATGTCAACATTGTGTCATAATAATCAATCTTCAAACATATTGTGGAAAGTTTTTCATCCGCATCAAGATACTTTTGCATAGTGTCTTTATCGCGAATCTTTTTGGGAAAGGGATTTTCTACGTAGACCTCTGGATCTGATTTTCCGGAGTAATATTCATATCGTTCGTGGCGTATATTTCTTTTTTGTTGCTCAGCTTTTTTTCTTAGAAGAAATATTGTGTTGTATAACTCAAAGTATTTTGCATGAATAGTTGGGATGTTTGTAGACTCTGTGTGAAGATTATCCATATCAATTTTGGAATCTTGCTCCCACATCCTCTGAATTGTGTCAAGGTCTAAACTCATAAAGGATTTCCACTTAAGTCAGTTATATTATAGATAGTATACTTGAAACTAACGTCTGCTGTAAAGTATTGAATGTCTGATGCTGTTGCGTCAAATGTCAATGTGCCTAGGGAATATGGAAATAAATCACGGAAAAATACTTGGAAGTTTGATATCATACTGCTATTTAAAACCTGCAGAGTTCCGTCTGAGTAAATATCTTGATTGTCATTGACGTAATTTGTATTAATAATACGACCATCCTCCAGGTCATGAAATTCTTTTAAACTCTCCGGATAACCAAGACCCCTTATCCACCTCTGAATTTCCATATAATTTCCCAAGTCTTCATCGACAATAAATCTCAGATTCAAATCTCCAAAATCAACAGTATTTCCTGGTTGTGGAATGTTTCTGCCAAGTCTTGTTGGTTGATTTGAAATTCCGAGAGTTAAATCAGGAATATTAATTTCGTTGCAAAAAAATGCAACTTTCGGAGATCTTTTAAGTACAAATTTAAATCCAGTGGGTGATAGAAAATTTCTGTTTTCTACGTCAGTTCCTCTTGCCATCTTTTTTTAAATATTTAGATAAAAAAAGGGACCCTTTATGGGTCCCTTTGAAAAAGTTGTGAAGGAATCACATAAGGTTCTTAACAGCAACTCTTCTGTAGTAACGGTTGGAGTTGGTTTGTAGTCTTCCAAGACCCTGAGTAGTTCCCTCTGCAAATGGGTTTGCAACGAGACCGTAACGGGTCTTAAAGCCGATTTTAGGCTGGAAGCTGTTCTCACCAACGGCACGAACCATTTGGAGAGGAACATAAGGACAATAGAAGAGTCCAGCGTCATAAGGTGAAGAACCCTTA